TCAACATAATTCTGAACGTCTTCTTCTACTTTAATCATGTCTAATATCGGATCGTCCATTATTGTTAAAGTACCTTCTTTGACAAATTCATCGTATTTTAGGCGCATCGCTTGAGGGAGCTTACGTATCTTTGCCTCGGATACATATGACTTAGTCTTTACACCAAATCTATTTTCTCCGAGAGGGAATAAGAATGTGAACGCACAGAAATCGTCACCTTGCGAAAGATCTGCTCCCATTGAACAAAGCAATCCATCAAAGTTCTGTTTTCTATGTGGCAAAGTTTCCTCGTAGACAAAGAAATACGTAAAACCTTCTACTGGAATTCCGAATCTTTTAGCTAAAATATCATTGCGCTTCTCTGGACGGGCTTCTGCTAATGAAACGTCTTTCTGATAAGCATCATAAGAAACCGATGCCCCGATATTGGGATTAGCCTTAACCCACATTTCAGGATCATTTACTTCACTAACATCGTCTAATCTGTAATAGAATATTGAGTAGTTAGGTGCAAAGAAATCACCGTTCAATATATCAAGTAATTCCATTTTAATAGTATCACCTACACCATTACGAGCTGTACCTTCTGAAGATGTTGCTAGTATAGTGTAGTCATCAATTTTTGAAGCACCTTGCTCAATAGCTCCTATTACATCTTCCTTGATACTTCCTGAAAGCCATTCATCGACAACGTTTACCTTACTACGAAGTCCTTGAAGCTTATCTATTCGCATGGGTCTAACTTCTATCAAAGAATTCGTTATGAAATTTTCAATACCCTTCTTAGTAGAAGCTGCCTTAACTTTAGACCATGTGTTAGACTTGATACTTCCAGATGTAAGAAACTTAAATAACGGTCCTCTAGCACGAGCTAATGCCGTACGAATGGGGGCCATTGTTTCTTCGGCCAATTTCATAGTTGGTGCTGTAACAATCTGATGAGTAGTACTAGTATCAATAAAAAGTGTATATGCTTGAACAAATGCATCGTACATAGACTTGGCAGCACCACGTCCAACGATGAGATACTGCTTGTTAACCAATCTCTTTTTTACTTTAACAATCTCGTAGCGACGAAGCTTTTGATTGTAAGTCTTTATCTCTGGAAAGTAATACCAACCGAATAATTGTTCACCCCAAAGCTTAAAACTATCTAACAGTCTAACAGGTTGACCATCAACTAATGTCATTTCTTGTTCACAGAAGTTTACCCAACCTGTAATAGCTTCATCGTCGTAGTAAAATTCGGGCCTGTCAATGAGGTAATCTATACGGTTCATCTCCAAAGATATCCATCGATTTACAGGTATCTCACCACGCAATACTTTGTCACGAAATTCACCGTAAAAGATTGGAACCGCTGTATTGGATAGAGCCATAATTAATCACCTCTTTAAACTGGCACTTTTTTCATAGCTTGCTTAAGCATCTGTTGACCAGCTTGGTGAGCAGCGTTCTTAAGCAACTCGGTCCCAACATTAGTGATAACTTGCCGTGCCACCGATTTCTGAGCTGGACTAGCAATACTTACTTGCTGCTTTAATTGATTCTCTAACGTAAGACGGTTAACTTTCTCACGAAGTTGAGGAGTAGACATGCTTGCACGATTGGCATAGACTTTCTTCCAGCCTTTCTCTCTAGAGTTAGAAGCAGCCGCAGCCGCCCTAGGAACCTGACCGGATCCACCTAATAAAGATTGAACACGACGCCGAACTCCCCATTTTTGGCCTTTCATACCGTGGTGCTCAATTGAAGTACCACCAATATCTTGAGCTAATATTTGATCAATTTTGTCCATTATAAATCACCTCCTTTATCTATAGGAACTTTGTTATCTTCTTCATAAGCAACTTGAATCCGCCATTTCAATTCTTCAGCAATTGACTTCATGACATTCAATGATGTTGCTGTAGGAGGATCAAATAACATTTTTACCTGAGTATAAATAAACTGCTTGATTAAACCAAATTCAGGATTTCCATTTATCTGACTTGGATCCTTAAAGTCATCCCATGTTGTATTTTCATCTAGTTCAATGGACTTACCGGCACCTAACTGATTAACTAATGCCAATCCTGAACTGATATGCATTATGAGTTCATCTTTGAATGAATCATCTCCATCAGAAATACCTACAATTCTAGATACATTAGACAATATTGTATCTGCCACGCTATTCACCTACCATAGTTTAGTATCCCCGGGTTTTCTTTCAACATATGTATCAAAATTACTGAGATAATGTATTTTATTATGAGTATCCTCAGAAACACATATCAAGTTCTCGGGGTCATAACACTTTGATGTTTGGTTCTCTATATCTTCAGCTGTAAGTGGAGATATATGATGAACAATTATTTTACCATTAATAAACATTCCAGGAACTGCCAAATCGCATCCTATATCTCTAGTTATTATAGAATCTCTTAATTGCATCCATACTCTAGATTTATAAAAAGAATTTGAAAGATACCTTGGCGAATCATGATGACTACCTGACAAACTAATAGCCCTTAGACGATCACCATAATCGGGAATCTTAATAACATCACTATAAGATAGATTATTCATGATCATCAGCACTACTAGACTTATACATGGACAATGCGTCAATAGCTTTCCTAGCATCACCCTTGTCACCTTGGTCAGTATTGATGTCTTTGGTCTTAGCTTCAAGCAAAAGATTTTCTTTCTTAAGCTTTTCAGACTCTAGCTTACTCTTTTCAGATCCCAATCTAAGAAAATGAACAATTACTGCAGCCGAAGCTGTTCCGTCATTCATTTGTTTCTCAGCAGCATTCATGGCCGAGTTGATAAGTTGGTCTTCACGCTTAGAAGGATTCAATGATGGCGCTTCCCTCTTTTTACTACGACTCATACTTGTACACCTCCTTAATACTAATTAGCACGCAAGTTATTGCTTTCGGAAGTCGTATTATCGTCTGCAACATATCCAGTTGTACTCTTGATTGTATTAACTGATGCTTCAATGTACGCTCCTACTTGCTTATCTGTTACCTTAATTCCAAGTTCATTAGCATACTCTGAAAGAGCTTTGACTGCACGTTCTTTCTTTTCAGAACTTGAAAGGTCAGAACTCTGTTCTAAGGCTTTGACAATAATGTCTGCCTTATTGGACATATTAATGAGTATTTTATTATGTGTATCCTGGGCCACAACTTTCATTAAACTAACAATCACAGGTAATACTAGACCTATGGTCGTTATAACGTTAACAATGTCATCCGGTTTCATCATCCTCACTATCCTTTTCTATATCATTAAGATACTGTTTAACTTTTGCTGTCACGAATGAGTTCCCACCGACACTATGATACTTGTCATAGAAATACCTTACTTCACTCTCTGAAAGCCGATGGGAGTCAATCCCCTCCAGTATTTGTAAACGCAAAATTTCCTTTTGAGTATCTCTTGTACTCTTACGATTTTCAGACTTGACATCTTCGATTGCTTCCAATGCCTTATCGATCTTATTCTCTAATGGTTTAAGATCATCTTTAGATTGTTCTTTAACATTTCGCTTAACTGCCTTAAAAAATCTCCACATTATCATGCAAAGAGTGGACACTAATGCAAAAGTTTCGGGAGTCAAAAGGTGTGATACTAATCTTGCGGTGTCATTAGTAAGTTGTTCTATAGTTCATCACCCCCTTTCCAAACTTTTGCAGTACTTTTTGATACCTTCGACGAGGCTTTAAGATAGCTGTGTGCTGGTATTATACGTAGTAGGGGAGTATCTGAAGGAAGATAAACAAGACTACTACCTTAAAGCCCCTTCGACGGTATCAAAAGCTATAAAAGTTTGGCTAAAAATGTCACTGGGGCATTTTTTGAGAGACTGGGCGATGAAGAGGGCTTGCAAAACTTGCTGACCCTCCCCCTATCAATCTATTTTAAAATTTTATAAATTCCTAAAACATTTGCTTCAACAATTTCCTTTTGTGCTTCATCGATTATAGCATCACGCTCGGTATCCGTAGCATTGTCCGGTACGACTGCGAGTCTCGCTAAGTATTCTGCAGTGTTGTAACCTTTGTCATGGTCCCATTGCATCCACTTGTCATAGTCTACCCGTGGGTCGTATGGGTTGTCACTAGTAGTCAGCATGCCTATCACTCTCCTCTTCCTTAGTTGTAGTAGTTGTGGTTCACTTACCTACTACCTTGTGGTTCACTTACCTACTACCTTGTGGTTCACTTACCTACTACCTTATACAGTGCGCTAGTACTTACACCCAGTGACTCAGCTACCTGTGCATAGGTGTAGCCACGGTCCAATAGTGACCGGGCCTTTGATACCTTGGCAGTGGTTAGCTTAGTAGCAGGCTTAGGTGTAGCATACTTCTTGACTAAGTCTGAGTCTGCATTCCTAATGATCTCAGTAAGCTTATTGTTACTAAGAGCATGAGCCTGAATAGCTTCCCACTCTTTAGGTGTAATGTCTATGGTTACACGCTGGGCCTTGGCTGTACTTCTACCGTATGCTAAGGCTCTTGACTTAAGCTTCTTCTTCTGGTCTGCTGTCATATCTTTGTTAGCATTCTTTTGGTAATAAGTATTAGCAAGTATCTGTGCACGACGTTCTCTTGGTGCATTAGACTTAGATATAACCAACTTAGTTTCCAGAGATTTAACCTCATTCAAATATGATTTGGCTGCTTCTGGATTCTTCTTTATGTTTGAAATATGATAGGACTCTTTCTTTGCTGTGTTCTCTAAAGACTTGAGCTTATTAATATAATCTGCATAAGAATTTTCCACTGAAGTTCCTGAAGATAAAGTATGAGCATCTGTTATAAGATCCATCAATGGTTCTTTAGTTATCTTGCGCTTAACAGTTCTAGTCTTTCCAGTTACTGGATCTTTAATCTTCACCTTTTGTGATGAAGTCTCAAGGCTAGACTTAGAACGAGATATCAATGTTGATGCTCCAACTAATGACTTACCATACTTGACTGACTTAGTTACTGGGTCATACTTAACAGACGGACGAATCTGATACTTCTTCCTTAAAGCAGGAATACCATTGTCAATAGCTGATTGCTTCCAATCCAATTTATGTTTCTCAGAATCAATGACAACCATTGAGTGACGAACAGCTCTTGTCAATTCAGAAGTACTTGCTCCTTTGATAGTCATGTCGGTAATTAGATTACTTACTTCACCCATCATGGTTTGCTTTTGCTTTGGTGTGATTGTAGTATGACCAACAGAATATGAGTTAGGATCAAAGTTTGCCAATCCTTTTAAACTGCTGGTTGCTTTGATTTGATTCTTATTGTTTGGAATAACATACACTGCATCACCATCAAAGTCTGCACCTGAAAGTTTATGAGCAACCGATGGATGAATACCAATGGCATCCGCTGAATTAGCAATAGCTTTCTTTGCTTCAGAATACTTATTGTTAACTGTTAACTCAGGTATTTCAAATGTACCACCATGAGGATATCGAATTAGTACAACCTTCTCACCATTGTTATAGTTAGGAGCATACACTTCATTCGGTTTCATCTGTGGAAATGGTAGAAGAACATGAGCTTTGGTTCTTGGAAGACCTAGCACTTTTAAATGACGGGCCTTACTTTCTAGATCACTAGCAAACTCATCAAGCATAAACTTCTTAACTATAGGATTTGTTAGCTTACTAATTGAATCATACTCTTTTGATAGTCCGGAATATGTTGCACTCAATCTGTTCCTTACCAAAGACAAAGGTTGCTTAGACAAGAATTGAGACGAGAATTTATTTCCGCTCCATCCAGCCCAATCTCCTTCTTCATTAACAATATTAAGTGCACCCTTTTGACGATTAATTGTAGCACCAAAAGCTTCAGCAGGTTTGTTGATAGGTGCCTTCAATGGCTTAAGAACTTTATCAATAGGTGTTCCTGATGGTTTGTTAGTATTAAATACTAAGTCGACACCTTTGGGTAAGTCATCAGAATACATGGCCATACCTTTTAGATACATCTTTCCATCAACAGAAATACGAACCTGAGCATAATGGTTGTCACCTAAATCTAAGTCTTTAACACCTCGGCGCATCTGAATCAAACCATCTCTGTCAACTCCACCTTTGTCACCATACTTTATTTGTACTCGACTTCTTGAAACTGACTGGATTGGTTTAAGACCTTGGAATGTTAATCCACCATCTTCACTCCATTGTTCTGGAGATTTGATTTCAGATCTGTGTTGCTTAACAACATCTAAACTAGCTTCCTTAGTAAGGACTTTAGTTGTAGTCCATTTACCTTCATTACCTATTTGAGGAACATAAATCTCATGCTCATAATATCCATGAGACTTTAGATCTTCAACAGCAGCTTTTAACTTTTGTCTAGAGATACCCATCTGAAGTTCAACACCTGAACCAATGTCCAAATATGGAGTGTCTTCAATTGAACTCTTCAAGCTTTCAGCTGTTTTGTTAATTTGATTACGCTTAACAGAATCTTTCTTAGACAAATTGTATCTAATAGTTGATTCAGCTAAACCTGTTTTCTTAGCAATATCAGTATTAGAGAAACCATCAGACTTCATAGAGCTAATAGTGTCCATGATAGATTGCTTCTCATGCTCATTTGCTAAAGCTATCGCAGATCTTAATTGAGAAGTATTCATTCCTAGTTCCTTGGCAATATCCTTCTCATTCTTTCCTTGATCCCTAAGATCATAAACTCTTCCGAGAATACCATCTCTTTGGTGACCTTCTTCACCACTGCCCCAAGGATAACGACCTGAACGACGCTTAACACCATAATGAAGGATCTCATCTTCAGACATCTAATCACTCCAGACTGTCAATAATTTTGTCAAACTCTTCAATTTTTGTCATGATATCTTGAATCCTATTTGGATCAGGATATGATTCTGTGAAACCTGATCCTTGATAAAGACGTTCAACAAAATGAATCTTTAATGGATCAACATCGTACTCTAAACAGAACAGAGCAGAATAAATATCTAACTGATTAAAATGCTCAACAGGACGATCACCAGTCTTAAGGTCATGAATTCTCAACAAACCATCTTTAAATATGATGGCATCCGCTGTTCCGTAGACATTGTAACTATAAAATAACACTTGCTCGGATTGCATAGTGAATCCAATAGCGTCATTTACAAACATATTCAAAGCTTTCTTTAATCTAGCTAGTTTAATATGATTCTTAATTGCTGCCGAAGCAATAGCATGTAACTCAGTACCTTTTTGTTTCTTTTTATTATTAAGATAAACCTGCTCTAGTTTCTCAGGTGTGTAATTCAACCAAGAATTACCACTAGCTCCTAAGAATGCATGCTTACCTGCTAAATCCAAATGATTGTGCCATTCCATCGAGAACTTCCTCCTTGTTTTCTGGATACACAAATGCTGCAAAAGTATCTTTACTAAACTTCTTAATGTAATAATCCTGATTAGGTCGATGGGATGCTAGCTTGGCTTTCTTAACTTCAAGAATCGCATAATGATTCTTATAGAAAACTGTTAAATCTGGCATTCCCTGAATATAGTTCGGATCATTCTTTAATACAATAGCACCTTCAAAGCGACTCTTAATGTCCTTTATTAAACCGGACTGAAAATCTTTCTCAAGAATATGGACCAACCTCCTTAGCCCATGCTGATTCATTAAACTTCTTTTTATTGTTCAATGATTCTAGCACTGCTTTATCTATAGGTGCATCAGAGTAGAGGTAGTAGTAGAACAGTAATAAGAATCTGTTATTCATTCTATCTATTCTACCTTCTGCCTGCTCAATGATTTTGTACGAATAATTTGGTGAATAGAATATCATACTGTTAGCATAGGTACATTCCCATGCTTCAGCTCCAGCCGTGTACTGGACTACATAAACCCAAGAGTTACCTTCAGGTATCTCTTCATGACTTGTTCCATTCCATTGGGAATATGGTTTACCAGAATTAGCAAGAACATTGAGGATTACATCGAGCTCATAGTTGTAATTGTAGAATACGACTACTCGATTAATTTTCATAACCAAGCTTCTGAAAGTATCAATACGATCTTGACTAGTAGAAACAATTCTACGAGCAGTCTGAGTAAACTCACTAGGGTTCTCAATTGGCTCATTAGAATATGGATTAATCCTTTTGTTCAAGATTGAATATAATTCTTTATTGTAGCTTGTCTTTTCTCTGATCCTCATTCTATACGTTTTCTTTTGATGCGGCATAGGAACTAGTATTCTATCACGATAACTTTTTAAAACTCCAGTATTATGAAATTTCTTAACTTTTGGAAACTTAGCAAATCTATCATACTCAACATGACGCTCCATAAAAGCAGTCTTGTTTTTGTACCAGCCATTTGCTATGAACACTGGAATATAGTTTAACCAAGTA